TTCTTTTACTCCACTCTTCTTAATTTTTTTAGCATTGTTGTATGTGTTTGAAGCACCTAATATTGCACCCAGGATGTTTCCTGATTGTACGTTTCTAATAACGGATCCAATTCCATCAACGACACCGCCCGGTCCAAAAATACTATTTGTTCCGCCACCTAACACTGTTAATGGTGAAGGTTCATTGTCATAGTGTAGTGTTGCAAACCCTGGTATGCCGTCACCTCTCTGACCACCTTGACGTCTGATTATTCCTGAACTGTACCGCACTGTTTCGTACAGTACCTGCATCTGATTCTGTAATACTCCCGCACCGTCTGCCTGGTCCATGTTATCATGACTGAAAGAACCTATCACAGGGTTCACTAGTCTGAATGATGTGAATCTCTGATTATGCAATACGTAAATTCTTATGTTTCTTATGAAGGGTTTCTTACGTTGCTTGGGAGTGTCTAGACCCCACTTGGTGTATGTTCTTTCAGCATCGTAGTAATCGTCCTTGCTAGTTTCTTGTATAGTATCGGTCAGTTGTACAGCATCAGCAACTTCATACTCGTAATATTTTTTCCAAAATGCATTTACTGTATTGGCATGATCATCATGGAACGTTATGTTTATTGGTTCGTACACTACTCTTGTGTTGGTATACATTTTTTTATTGTACTGAACTTTCTCTTCGTAGTTCATATTATATTTGGGGAGATCCACTGCCTTGACTAGCATGTTTAACTCTTGTCTTTCAGCTTCTGTGAAAGAATTCATGCTGATGCTATCGTCTAGATCAAAAACAACATGATAAAGGAATTTGTGTTTTGGTGCCAGCTTGTGATGATCGTCAATGTACAGTCTAGAGGCATGTTGGTAATCCTTCATTCCCGGAAGACCGTCTTGTATACCTTTTAAGAAGTTATTAATACTTGGCATACTGTTATTTATAGTCACAAAAAAAGCGCCTATAAAGACGCTTTCAATGTATTAAATGCTAAGTCTAATTTTGTATTATTGTCCACCACCTGTTGAAAGTGTACCAATTGTTCTAGCTACTGCTGTTCCAATTCCTGTACCTGTAGGTGTCTGTATCGCATTGTCGTATCTTATCGATAATGTGATTGTTGCTGGTTCTGATGTTGCATAGTTAAGTGTGTTGTAGTTAACATTCTCAACATAAGCACCGTAAAGTTCCCATGTTTCTAGAATGTTCGGAGCACTTGCTCCATTACCACCGTCTAGCATTTCAATTCTACCTGTGAATTTATAATCAATACCTGATGCCGCACTTGACTGTTCAAAGAAATCAAACTGTTTCTGGATCTGTTCTCCAACTAGTTTGCTTACTGAATTGTTAACGTCATCTCTTAAATTAATTGTGATCGGTTCCCAAGTATGTTTACCTGCAACATAAACTTTAGAGTTGTAAACATCTAATGTTATGTTGTCAAAAGTCAAGCTGGGTCTTGTTATGTCCATTACTTGTTTTGTTAGTTCTGATCTTGGTGTTGATACTCCAAAATTTTCCAGGACTGCTCTAAAACGATACTGAAGTTTTGGCATCAACAAACCTTGTGATGCTGAGCTTTGATCGTTTGCTAAAGGTACTGTAAATTTTGATAATGTTGATATTGCCATATATTCTCCTTTTTATCGAAAATTAGTTGCCTAATTTTGCAATTTCTCCTGTGTTTTTGATTCTCAACGGTATGTAAATAAATTCAACTGACTTGATCGGCTCAATTGCTATGTCTACGTACAGTTCATTTCTGTCTATCCTAGTTGGCGTGTTGTTTGATTCATCACAAACTACCAAGAAGTCAAATAAACCTCTCTGACCAACTAGTTCTAACAAGAATGATTCGATCGCTCCTCTGATCTCGTTTCTTGTCAACCCATCATTTGGTTCAAAGATAAACGGTTTTGCGATTGAATCTAACTGTGTTCTCAAGTAGACTGCCAATCTCGCAACGTTTATTCTATCTAATGATGAACTTGCTGATGTTTTAGTCAAGTTACCAAAGTTAACAATCCCTGCTCCTGCAAAGAATGTAATTGGGTTAATCTTAACTTCATGCATTGAATCTCTCACCGACTCCGTTACAGATATTGTTTGGAACTCTCCAGACGCTGTGTCAATGTAACCAACTGCTGTTGCATTGTCAATGATTCCACGTCTAGTTCCTGATGGTGCGAACCATGGGAAAGCAACGCTATCATTGGTAGCCAGTGTTCTCATCATCATGTGTGATGCTGGAACTACAATTGACTTGCCTGTGTTGTCTGTTGTTAGTCCTGATGGGTAAAATAAGCCTAGATATTCACTCGCACTTACTAATCCGTCTTCGCCATTGTCTAACGCTACTGCTGTGTTGTTAGCCCAGTCCTGGATTTTAGTTGCTGTGCCTTCCAATCTTAGTGGTGTGTCACCAACAACAAATGCTGTGTTGTTTTTATCAGTGTTTAGGTTAATCATGTTTTGGATCAACTCAGGATAACCAGGTACAGCGATTACATTGTAACCTCTTTGGTCTTCTCTAATTGCTTGGTTAGTATCGATCTCTGATTTCAATTGTGCTACAACTACTGTTCTCTGTGCTTTCCTTCCGAAAGATCCAGAACCATCTGCGTTGTTGCTTGATTTAGTAACCCATCTGTCTGGGTAGTAAGTTGAAACAGATTCGTTGCTGAATCTGATGTTACCCAATCCACTTGATCCAGAACCTGGATATGCAGTTGTTGTGATGTAACTGTTTTTGTATTCCTTAACATTGTAACCAGAACGTCTAGTGTTGTAAAGTAATATTCCATTTGGAAATAAAGATGGATTTGGAGCATCAGGGTCTAGGAAGTCATTGCTTAACAAGTTTTTAATTGTTGAAGCCACGCCTGCCGCTGTTGATGTTCCTGCTACTTTATCAGTTGATGTGTGCCATCTCGCATCTGCGAAAACTACACCGTCTTCTGTTGTTTGGTCAGCTTTGTCAACTAGCACCCATGCCGCACCAGTTGTTGTAACTGCTACTTGGTTGGCTGTGTTAGTTGAACTCAACGTTGCCGCTGTGTTGTATTTGTAAAGTTTTGGATAGTTTTCTAAGTCGCTTGTATCAATCCATAAGTCATTGCTTACAAGTGCAGTAGCATCTGATTGCGTAGTCGGTGCTGTTGCAGAAAACTGTGGACCATTTGGATCAGTTGTAGTGTAAACAGTTGCGTAACCTTTCCAAGTTGTTCCGTTGTGTACCATGATGTCTGCATCTAAAGTAGTACTGTACCATAATGTACCATCTGCTGGCTCATTAGTTGGTGAACTAGTTGAAGCTGTGTAACTTAATCTCTTCCAGTTTGTAGCAATAATTTCGCTACCAGTAGTTGAGTCTTCTGAATCACCTGTTGGTGCAATGTACAAGTTGTCAAGTAGTGTTGGACTTCCTGCTGTGAAAGTTCCATATGCATGTGCTGTTGATGTACTGAAGCCAGCATCTGCAAGTGGAGTTCCTGATAGATCGTTTAATCTAATCTCACCACCTAGTGTATGTTCTAGTACAACCTCGCCTGTTGTTAATTTACTAGCTTTGATGTTGATCAATTCCGTAGTTGATGTCGCCAACGCTGAAGCATTAACTTTTGCATTCACTGCCGTAACAAAAGCATTAGCATCTGTTCCAGCTAGTGTAACAGTGATAGCTGAACTTAAACTTGTATCATTTTTTCTTGACTCTTTGATAGTGAAAGTTTCGTTTGCTGTGAAAGTCGGTGTTAGTAATAGACTTGTTATTTTAGTTGTACCACCTTCGTATCTGAATAGTTGGAAATCACCAACGTTTGGTGTAGAGTCTGCCTGTCCATCTATTGATTGTTCAGTGATGTTGAATTGTGTGTATAGAGATCCAACTGATAATGCTGTTCCACCGTTCGCCGCATCCAAGTTGAAGATCGCTGTGTGGTGATTAGCATGTAATGGAGCCGCTACTGTTGAGAACACTGCACTGTTGTAAAGTTTTGTAACAATGTTAGCACCTGAGTTTGCATTGGTAGTTTTGAACCAAGCAGAACCGTTAGGTCTGTTCTCGTTAGCTGTTTTCCAAGTAGGTCTGCTAGTGTGTGCCGCTTGTAAAAACTCAGCACCATTGAAAGTACCTGCTGTGATTCCTAAGCCAGATAATAAACCAGTACCTTCTTCGAATCTGATTGTATTGTTTCCTGCTGTCGAATCACCAAATGCTCCACCGTTGTGGAATATTTCTAGGTTACCTGTTACAGTGTTTACACTTGCTGTAACACCCTGTGCATTCGCACTGTTGATTGCCGAGCTAACATCTGATAATGCTGTTCCGCCTGTTGCAACTGGGATGCCGTTTATTGTCATTGTATGACCATTCGTAACTGTTGTTCCAGATGCTACTGAAATTACAGGTAGTGAATTGTGCCAAGACTGAGATCCAAGTTGTACCCAAGTGTTACTTGCTGTCTTCTTGAAGATCTTGTTTGAAACGTGTGTAGTGTTAATTGCATATGATCCAGTTTGTCCGATAGAAGTTAGAGGTGCACCAGTAGAAGCACCGCCAACTAGATCAGCAACTAGTGTGATCAATATTGGAGTAATTGTTGTGAATGTTTGATTAGTTTGTGACCATTCAAATATACCATAGCTAGTTGATGCAAGGTCAAACCAGTATGTTCCATCTGTTGGGTTAGCTGAAGGAGCCGATGCACTGCCAACTAATTCGCTGGTGTTAACATTTGCTCTTAAAACAAAAGCTCTGTTGGCCACACCCAAGAATGAGTAAGCCGCTTGCAGACCGTATTCATTCAATTCATAACCGTTTAATGAATTTCCTGATGCGTCTGTGTAGAATTTCGGATCTCCGAAAGTCTCTGTTAATTCTCTTTGAGATGAGATCAAGTAAGCAGTGTTGGCGTTTGCTGTTTGTGTTCCTGTAGCTGTGCTGTCGCCTGCTCCGTTTGTCTTATCCTGTCCTGATGCTACTATAAAAAGAGGTGTAGTACCCGCATCTGATGGTACATAAAAACTTTCGTTTATTACTGAAACCTCTACTCCTGGTGATGTTAATGCCATTTTTCGTTTTCTCCTTGCAAGTTTAACGTATACAGATGTATTTAGTGAATACTTCCGTTTTAGTGGTAAATTCCTGCATTTCTGAGGTCCCTATATAGGCAACGTAAATAAGCATGTGCAATACAGGAATAGACCCATATGTAAAGAGTGTAAGGCAAAGCCTAGGGCGTATGCCTATCGTAAAGGTGATGTCATATATTGGCGTAGCCTGTGTGATACATGTAATAGAACGAAGGCCGGTAAGAAGGTAGGAGGGGTCACAGCCCTACAGAGATCGGGATATAAGAAACACAAGAAATGCGAGTTGTGTGGATTCAAAGCCCAGCAGACCAATCAACTGGATGTGTTCTTTGTAGATGGAAATATGAGGAATACTATTGACGCTAATTTAAAAACTGTCTGCGCCAATTGCCAAAGGTTGGGTAGTGTCCGTAAACTTGGATGGCGTATCGGTGATCTTGTTGCCGACGATTAGATCATCAACTTGCTGATATAACTCTTCCAGTGTTCCATCATTTTTGATAACATAATCAAACTCTGATTTTGCCCATGAATATTCTGATGAGTGTATTCCCTTAGGCATGATGTTGCCTTCAACATAGCTTGTGAACCAATCAGGATCTTGTCCTCTTTTAACAAGAATAATTTTTCCATTCATATCTTTAATTTCTTTAATCTCGTTTATGAATCTTGTATCAGATATCACTGTGGGTGTTCCGTTGTATCTCCCTAAACAACTGTCTCTCCATATGCCATCATACATTTGACCACGCATAACTTCCGTACCAAAGTATTGTAGAACCCAACGTGGTGTAACGTCCTTGCCCATCTGCTTACTCCAGAATGCATCGGGCTGTTCTCGCCATGCTCTGCTCTCATCGGTTTTGCCTTCCAGCATTTCTCTATCCCAATTGAACATAGAACTTACTGCGTCTTTCAAACTTTTTGCAAATGAATCTTTTTTAAAATTATGTTTCTGTGCAAGTCTCTCCGAGACAGTATCTTTACCAGAACCTATTAATCCTACTACGCCTATTAACATAGACTTATTATACTATTTTTTTAAACGTTTTTCAATCTCTTTTTTAACATCATGGACTGATGTTAATACCAGTTTACGTACACCCAGTTTCTTTTCCTTCAGGGCATGTATGGCAACATTCTCTAGATCATCCACCATGTTAGCTAATTCTTCTAGTGTACATTTGGTAAGTTTTTTATATCGAGTATCTATCATGATACTTGTATTTAAAATGATTTGCGTAGGAATTTACTGGTAGTATAAGTTAACCAATAATAAAACTTGTTGGGTTTCCACCTTCTTGGAAGTTACCGATCTCTGATTCTAGTTTCTCCATCTCGGCCTGTCCTTCTGCCTTCAATGCACCACCGTTCAGCGTTGTGCCACCTTGTGGACCTGCGATGGTACTGAACTTGCCTCTCGCCTCTCCTATCATGACCTTGGATACAGCAAGTGTGTAATCTCTGATCCATGGTTTAGAATAGATATCCTTGAACAGCGTTATGTCTGGTCTGAAGTTGTTAGTGTGCATGAGAACTGTTTCATTTTCGGCTCTTGGTCTCTGTGTGATAGTTAATTTCTTTGTTGCCACATCAAAGTGGAACTGTATGAAACTTCCAAACATCTTACCTACTAATTCTTGGTATGATGCGAATGCATAGTAAGTGGCTAATCCACCAGTTGCACCTGCTCTCAAAAGGTATGTGTTTGTGTATGCTAGATTGAAAGGCTCGAATAATGTTCCACCATCTCCGCCACCTGTTCTTGATCCAACTGTTCTTCTAGATAGTTCCCTGACATTAATAATCTCATCTGGTAATATATATGTGTTCTGATCTTTCTTAAGTTCTAAGAAAGCGTATGATTCTTCCACAGCATTTGAGGATCTCTGTCTAAATTTGTTTACAGCTCTTTCCAGTGCCGTTTGATAGTGTTTAGGGTCTAATTCAACATCAATCATGCCCTCACCGAGGTTGTTTTTGACGTAATCGAATATCTCTTGTTGTCCTGTTTGTAGTTCTGACATACTCATATTTATTACCTTTGTCTGTGCAATAAATATGTATGATATGCCAAGATTATCCATTTTCAAGCCTGAAAAAGGCAACGACTACAAATTCTTTGATCGTAACATCAAAGAGATGTTCACTATAGGTGGAACGGATCTACACTTCCACAAATACCTGGGACCATATGATCAAGGCAGTACCAACAAGGACGGTGATGCTTCACCAACACAACCACAATATTCAGGTGACTCGTTAAACGAAAGAACCATACAGGATCTGTTATTCCTAGAGAACAGAGACAGGAAATATGCGGATGACATTTATATAGTGCGTGGAATATACAATGTGCAAGATGCAGATTTTAATTTATCACAGTTCGGAATGTTCCTACAGAACGACACACTATTTTTAAC